TAGTGCTTGACGATGGGTCAATAGTCCCAGTAAGTGTAAACAATTTTCTACAATCTCTTACAACAATAATTTGTTGTGTTTTTGGACTATAACCAACCATAGGGTTTCCAATAAAAGATTCCCAAGTAGATTGTTTAATTAAAGGTCTTCCTTTTTTTTCAAGTAAATCATTTACTTTTTGCCCATCATAATAAAAGCATCCATTTTTATTAGCCCAAACAATGCCATATTCAGTTTTAAATACAGAAGCTGGATGAGTTACTCCTCTATAATCTAATTTATCTTCTAAAAATTCCATATCTTGCGAAGCATTTATTATATAAAGAGTTCTTTCTTTAAATTGTAATATCCTATCATTAAACTCCATTAAAGCAATTATTTCTTCACCATCATTAATAGCAACATCTACGCTTTCTGAAATTGGAAATATATCAAATTTATTTGGTAGACTTCTTACCATTGTATCTGGCATAGTTTCAACTGTTCCGTCTTCGTTAAATACTTTTAAATTTCCAATATATGCCCTTCTATTTGCAACACAAGAAGTTTTCCAAAGTGAAGATATAGATTTTTCTTCATGGCTAATTCCATTTCTTGATTCATAAGTTATAGCTAATTGTGGTTCTAAAACATCTTCTGCTAAAAATTGAAAAATATAATTATCTACACTACTAATACTAGAATAAGTAACAGACCTTTCTTTGTTTGAAAAAATAGATTTGCCTACTCCTTTTATAAAGTCTAATTCAAATTGAGGAAACCATTGCTTATCTAAGGTTCTTTTCATATAAAGAACAGCTCCAGTTATTCTAGGATTCCAACTTGTTGAGTATTGGCAAAATATAGCAACATCTGGGGGTCTTGCATTTTGCGTATATGTAATTGTTTTTTTAGCAAAATCTCCTTCATCATATAATTGAGTTATAAGACTTTCTTGGTTTCCATCATATATTAAACTTATTCCAACTTCCCAAGGCTCAGCCCATCCAAAAGCATCATCAACGTCAGAAGCTGTTTGGTCAAATGAAACATGAAAACTATGCTTAGAAGTAGACAATGCTCCATGAGTACTATAAGAACCAGAAGATTTAATAAATTCTATAGATACAACTTTAATTGAAGATAAGTTATCAGTATCAAAATTATCAGTAGTTAAAGTACATATCCAATCTTTACTACCAATAGCAACAGCGCTAGAAAATTCAAATACATGAGCATTAATTCCTATTGCTCCATTTCCTTCTACATTCTCAATAGTTTTAACATTGCTAAAAGTTCCATCGCCATCATCTTGCTTTATACTTAAATCGTATTTCCAATACCCACCTGAAAGAATTAAATCACTTTTAGACTCTATTTGTATTTCAATATTAATTTGTTTTATAGTTTCAGAAGTCCCACCAAGAGCAGTTGCTATATTAGAAGCAACAACAGTATCAGTTACAGTCTCAGCTGCATCAGCTACTAATCCATTTATTTCTCCCGATGCGGCTGAATATGTTGCAGTACTTCTAATCGAAGCTTCATCTGGTCTAAAACTAGATGATAATGGTTTTTCAGGTTTAGCAGTCCTATCATAAAATCTTGAATTAACACTAACTGGAGTTGCAGAATTAGCCATCATTTTTCTAGCACTAGCACCATCTCCTATATGTCCAAACCATTTTGGAGAAGCAGCACTATTAAATCCTGCGTCAGAAACTCTTAAAGCTCCATCTACAAAATACATATTTGCTTTACCAGAAGCAGCTCCAGAAAAAGTTGTTCCTATATTTGCAGTTGCTCCATTTGAAAAACTTCCTCCAGCTGCTGATATATCAATAACAGAAGCACTAGATTCATCTGTATCAGAAATAGCTAAATAATCAGTAGGGGTAAGAGCTATATCTCCAGTTGCATCAGCCCCATCCATATCATGACTAAATTGAAATAATCCATATCCTGCTACTAAATCTGCATCACTTGGAGCAGTATGAACATTGGTAACTCCCCCTAACATTCTTAATTTACCTAATTCATGTACAGCAACATTTTCTATAACTGAAGATTCGTTATCTAAAATATCTCTAGGGTCTGAATTATCATTTAATCCACCTTCAAAAGATTGTATTGCTAGAGATTGTTTAGGCATTTATAGAGACCATTTTTCTGCCATTTCTATAAAATGTTCAGGTCGACCTTTCCCAAGGTCGCTATTGTAGTATTTTTTCCAATAATTTGCTTGACCTTCAATGCTTTTAGGCATTTTCTTAGGGACTCTCCAATATTTTAATCTAGCATGAACTATAGCAGCTGCAATATTTGTTTCTAATATATCTTCCCATATTTTTTCATCATAATTTTGCCAATATTTTATATCTACTAAAGTTGCTTCTGCACATTTTTTCATTAAAGATGGTCTATGTTTAAGATAATGCATTAAATTATCTACAGCACTACTAGGTTCTACTTGCCAAAATGAACGAGCAGGCCCGTCTCCCATTTGTTTTAAATATTCATATCTAGACTCAACTATCCCTGTTGCAAGAACAAGATTTACTGCATCATCGGAGGCGTACTTATCTCCCATTTTTAAGCAAACCTTTTTTACTAAAAAACGCATTTGCTTTATATTAATCATATCATTTTCTCCACATCCTAAAAATATTATTAAGGACGAAAGAAGACATATTAAAATTTTTCTAATAAAGACTTAACCTTTTTCCAAATTTCATCGTCTTCTTTCGATTGAGTTGCTCCTACTGCATAATCACCAATTAATATTAGCAACCCCTTCATTCCATGTTTTTTAACTAATCTATGTATTACTCTTTTTAACATTACTTTCCTTTGATAATGCCTTCTAATAAATCAGTAACAATATCTACACATTTTTCAAAAAACACTTGCTCTTTTTCTTCACTTACAAATGGAATGTCAATTTTTTCATTAATTTTAGTTGCAATGGTTTCAGCCATTTCTTCAGATGCTAATTTTTCCATCATTTGGTCTTTAATTAAATCAGCTTGCGATTCAGCTGCTTCCATTATTATTGATTTTAAATCCATTTTATTTTCTTCCTTGTTTTCTTTTAGGTTTACTCGTTGGTTTTTTCTTTTTCTTCTTAGCAGGTCTTCCAACGTTAGTTCCATAAGTTCCTTTTCCACTTGGCATTTTATACTCCTTTGTTTCTTTTATTATTTTAATAATTAAATAAATTAAAGTCGCTATTGAAACAGCCATTTGCAATATCATAGGTAAATTTATCCACCATACTCCAACTCCAATAGCCCCATTTAAAATTGCTTTAGTTGTATCAACCATTATTATCTTCCGTTCATTCTTCCTTTAATATAACTTAATTCATCGGTAACATCATTAAGTTCTGATACAATTGCTTCTCTATGTCTTTGACTTGTTTCATCAGACTTATTCCATCTATCAAGCATTTTTAAAACAATTCCTTCAACATTGCCCATTTTTGTTTCTAATTTTGCATTTGCTTGTCTTATTGCATCTAAATCTTCATTTTGTAATTTTTGGCTAGACATAAGATTAAGAACCATATATCCAAATAAAACTATTACTACTCCTACTGCCCCATATTCTGCATATGTTTCTATCATTTTTTAATCATTTTCTTTAATATAATATGGATTTAAATTGTTTACAATTAATATTAATTTAGATTTATTATCTGAGGAATTATAATAAATATTTCTTATATTTAAAAATGATTTAATTTCAGACTTTGTATTTGATTCATTAGGATAATCTTCTTTAGAAGTGCATACTTTATTAATCATTTTATGTTTACCTACTAATATTCTTCCATGCACATTATCATATTTTTTTTTACATTCATCAGTATAAAATTCTTCTGCAACTTTTAGACTGTTAGTTTTTTTAACTACATCATTATCAACAGTAATAAAATACATATAAGATGTTGGATATTCAATAGAATGTGATGTTCCATCTTTATAATTTTTTATTTTTGTAGAACCAGGAGAATTGTTTCTATAAATTTTTATATCTTCCCCTTGTGAGCTTTTTCTAATAATCATTTAATGCCCATTATTTATTCTTAAAGATTTAATATACAAAGGTTCAATATCTGTTTCTATTAAACTGCTATCTAATCCTAATTTAATAGTTCTCATTAAACTATCTGCTATAAACATTTCTCTTGCAAGTTCTTTTTCAATATCTTCAATATCTTTTCCGACAGACCAATCAAGATTACAAGCAAAGAAAAAAATAGTAGTAATGGAAAAAATAATAAAACTATTATTAAACCAGTTAAATCTTCTAAAAAATTCATTCACAATTACACTTGCTTTCTAATTCTGTTACTTTTGCCGATAGCTCTTGAACTGCTTTCATTAAATATACAACCATACCAGATGGATTAAATTGATATTTGCTTCCCATATCTTCTTTTTCAGTAAAATCTACTAAAGGATATGCTTCTGGAAATTTATCAACCATTTCTTGAGCTATAAACCCTTTATTTTTCTCTTCGCTATCG